TAGGATTAAAAGCGTAGCTGGAGCTGTTGTTAAAAATCCATACGCAAATCCATTAACATCTACAGCTAAATTAGATAAAATAGTAAGAGGCGGTTATGAAAATCTAAGAGATTTAAATGATAAAATAGGTGAATTAGATAAACTTGATTTTCAAGAAAGAAAAAAAGAATTAGAATTAGAATTTGGTAGAACAGTTGATTTAGTTAGATCAGCTGAACAACAACTTATATTAAGTGAAGGTGATGTCTTTGATACTAAAGATCCAAATAAAATATCTAAGCATTTAAATAGAAAATATAGTGATTATTTTAAAGAAAACAATGTTGAAGTTATTATTCAACAGGGTAATCAAGGTTTTGTTGAAAAAGGGTTAAACCCAAGAGATCCAGCTGGTATTACGTTTAAAAAAGATGGTGGTGTAGTGATAGGTGTTAATACGCTTTTAGCTACAAGAGGTATGTTAGAACATGAAATAGCGCATTTTGAACTTAAAAAACGTTTAAAAAACGATCCTAAATTAGTTGGTAGAATGGTTAATGCTATAGAAGGTATATTTAATAATAGAAATTTTTATATCACTACTACTGACGAAGATGGTAAAAAATCTGATAAAAAAGTATCATTTAGAGAATATGTAAAAGATTTATATACTGAAAAAGGTAAAGAAGCTACAAAGGAATTAACAGATATAGAATTTTTAACTACAGCTA